AAATATTTCAGCTACACCGGACTCACTAAACTTGGAGACTGTGGCTCTCTATTATTACTAAATAAACCTAGTAGTAGTAGAAAACTTGCAGGCATTCATGTTGCCGGTAGTAGAACTTCATGCATTTCAAAATCGACGATTCTAACACAAGAATTGATCGAGAATCTCATCCTTCAGCTCGAACTCGATGAACCTGAATTTCAAGTTCACGAAATTTTTCTCCCAAAGTCTAATTTTGAAGTCCCATCAGAATTAGCTGTGCGTATTGAAGGTACTTTACCTGACAGTTTAGTGCCAGCTATGCCCACAACCACAAAAATAATGCCTAGTTCAATCCAAGGACTAGTGTACGCTACCCAAACGCAACCTGGAATTTTAACTCCGGTTGTTTGTAAAAATCCCCTGACGGACATTGACGAAATAATTTCACCTTTATTTAAAAATAGTACAAAATCTTGGCACGTCGGAAGAAACTACCCTGAAAAGGATGTTTTTGATGCTGCTGTCGAGAATTGTTCTAACTATTATACTACTCTGAAATATAGTGGTTACGCTGATCTAATTCCCATAGATAAGTGTATTAATGGAGATTCCGATTATCCATTAAATAATAGTATGTCAATGGCTTCCTCTGGTGGTTTCCCTGATATGTTGCGCACCACAGGGCAAGGCGGTAAAAGGCATTGCTTTGATGGTGAGGTAGGATCTTATAGACCCAATAAGATCCTCCAAGAACGTATCGATTTCCTGGAGAATGGCTTCCTGAACCGAAAACTTATTAAACCTTACTGGATTGACTCTCTGAAAGATGAAAGAGTATCACCTGCTAAAATTGAAGACGTGAAAACTCGCGTTTTTAGTAATGGCGATGTTGCTTTTAATATCTTGACGAAAAAATACTTTGGCTCTTTTATGTACATGTGCGCGGAAAATTGTGCGCTTGGAGAAGCTTCAATTGGTATTAATCCACATTCGAATGATTGGAAAGAACTTTATGATAAACATAAGGTTTTACCTTTTATTTTGGATGGAGATTATGCTAATTGGGACAAATTCATGCCCTATGATATTCTGTTCGGCGTAATTGAAGTTATCAATGCATGGTACGA